AAGGTGAATGATGATAATGATTATTCATCTATTGAAGAATCTCTCAATGAAGCAGCATAGTATAAACCGAATACAATTAGGGGGACATCAACATCCCTCTTTTTTTGTATATGTGGTTAAATAGTAATGTCGCCTTCGGGGACACAATTTACACTCGCTTACTAAGGAGAACCATGACTAACATACAGAGATATAGTGCTTCAGATCTTCCAGAACTAATGGAAAAGATCGCAAGAAACAGCATAGGGTTAGATGATTATTTCCAACAATTTTGGAATACAAATACAAATGCTAATTATCCACCATACAATATCGTCCATGTAAACAACGTTGAGTCCAGATTAGAGATCGCACTCGCAGGATTCAAAAAGAAAGAAGTTAAAGTTTACACAGAATATGGAAAGATATTCGTAGAAGGAACTATAGAAAAGAAAGAAGGAGAAACTTATAGTCACAGAGGGCTAGCACAGAGATCATTCTCAAGGCAGTGGTCACTATCTGATGATGTAGAAGTTAAAGATGTAACTTTTGCAGACGGACTTCTTACAATCACATTAGGTAAGATTGTTCCAGAACATCATGCTAAAAAAGTATATCTTTAATGGTTAAAGGATACGATTTATTTGGAGACCACGGGAGAAGTTTACCTACTCCTCACGGAAGTGGTGCAAGACCTATGTATGCTGATATGGGTAAATCTTGTAGACCAGATCCAAATCGTAAGATTACATATCCTCACGTTGTTGCTCTATTTACTTTAGACTCACACAACACCAGTTACTTTTATAAAAGAGAGGATGGCACATACTATTGGCATCATTGTCGTAAGGATAAAGACGATGTGTATGTGGATGCTGATGAATTGCAATTAAATCTTCTAGGAGATGATCCAATTCTAAGCACTGAGTATATTATGAAGGCAATTCTATAGGGATCTTGACGATCCCTTTTTTTATGGTATAATTAAGAGAGAAGAATAGAAAAATGTCAATCAAACTTAGTCTACTTAAAACAGGTGAGCAAATAATTTCAGAAATGAAAGAATTAGTTGCTGAAGGTCAAGATACTGCAAACGCATATATGCTTGAAAATCCTCACGTTGTTGAAATTAAAGATAGACAATTTGTAACTGAAGAAGATAAGAAGAGAGGAGGAGATTTTGGAATAGACGTTGCGTTGATTCCTTGGATTGTTTTGTCAAAAGATAAAAAAATGATTATACCAATTGATACAGTGCTAACTATAGTAGAACCATTAGATTCATTAACTCAAATGTATGAGGATAAATGTGAATCATTTAAGTTGACGGAGGAAGAAAATGATTAAGTGTGTAATGTTAAATGCTCACTGCACTTTAATTTCTAAAATCGTAGAAGTTGATGCAGAGATAGGAGATCCGAATTGTAAATTAATTAACCCATATGTGTATAATAGTATAGATGATATGGTGCCTTGGAAAGCAGATATCACAAATCAAACAGAGTTTATGATAAGGTCAGAGGATATATTGACGATTGCAGACCCTAATGGTACAATAATAGACAAATATACTGAACTAACTGCGTAATGAGATTTTATACTAACGTCCAAATGGTCGGAGATAATTTCTTGGTTCGTGGATATGAAGATGGGAAACACTTTGCAACTCGTGAAAAGTTTTACCCTACACTATTTGTAGATTCAAAGAGAAAGACAAAATATAAAACACTTGATGGTTTGCCCGTTGAACCAATTGAACCTGGTACAGTAAGAGACTGTCGTGAGTTTATCAAAAAATATAATGACGTAGAAAACTTTAATGTCTATGGAAATGAAAGATTCATCTATCAATATATTTCTGACAAATACCCAGAAACAGAATTAAAGTTTGATATTGAACAAATTAAATTAACCACGATTGATATTGAGGTTAAATCAGAATATGGATTCCCTGATGTAGAATCTTGTGCAGAAGAAATACTATTAATTACTTTACAAGATTATACAACAAAACAAATTCGCACTTGGGGTCTTGGTGCATTTAATAATAAGCAAGAGAATGTGATATACAAATCATTCAGAACAGAGTATGAACTACTCACTGATTTTATCAACTGGTGGATGATTGAAGATAATACACCAGAAGTTATTACTGGTTGGAACAGTAAACTTTATGATATTCCATATCTCTGTCGTCGTATTGACAGGATACTTGGTGAAAAACTCAAAAAGAGAATGTCACCTTGGGGTCTTGTAACTGAGGAAGAAACTTTTATTGCAGGTCGTAAACATATTTCATATGATATTGGTGGAGTATCACAGTTAGACTATCTTGATTTGTATAAGAAGTTTACTTACAAAGCACAAGAGTCATATCGTTTGGATTATATTGCAAGTGTTGAACTTGGACAAAAGAAACTTGACCACTCAGAGTTCGACACATTCAAAGACTTCTATACAAAAGGTTGGCAGAAGTTTGTCGAATACAACATCATTGACGTAGAATTAGTTGACCGTCTTGAGGATAAGATGAAGTTAATTGAACTTGCGTTAACGATGGCATACGATGCAAAGGTCAACTATGAAGACGTATTTTATCAGGTAAGAATGTGGGACACAATAATTTACAACTATCTCAAGAGAAGAAACATTGTTATACCACCAAAGAATCGTTCAGATAAATCTGATAAGTATGCAGGTGCATATGTCAAAGAACCAATACCTGGCAAATATGATTGGGTGGTTTCTTTTGACTTGAATAGTCTATATCCGCATTTGATAATGCAATATAATATTTCTCCAGAGACTTTACTAGATACAAGACATCCATCTGTCACTGTTGATAAAATTCTTGAAGAGGATATAACATTTGAAATGTATAAAGATAATGCTGTTTGTGCAAACGGTGCAATGTATCGGAAAGATGTTCGTGGGTTCTTACCAGAACTAATGGAGAAGATGTACAATGAAAGAGTCATCTTCAAGAAAAGAATGATTACTGCAAAAAAGAAGTATGAAAAGACCCCAACAAAAAATCTTGAAAAAGAAATTGCAAGGTGTAATAACATCCAGATGGCAAAGAAAATTTCCCTTAACTCTGCTTATGGTGCTATTGGTAATCAATATTTTCGCTATTATAAACTTGCCAACGCAGAGGCTATTACACTATCTGGTCAGGTTTCTATTCGTTGGATAGAAAACCGCATGAATAAGTATCTAAACAAAATTTTAAAAACGGAGAATGAAGATTATGTCATTGCTAGTGATACTGATAGTATCTACCTTAACCTTGGTCCTTTGGTGGAACGTATATACAAGGGCAGAGAGAAGACTGCTGAAAGCGTTGTTTCGTTCCTTAATAAGATCTGTGAGATGGAACTTGAAAAGTATATTACGAGTTCTTATGAAACGTTGGCCAAGTACGTAAATGCTTATGATCAGAAGATGTTTATGAAAAGAGAGAACATCGCAGATCGTGGTATATGGACAGCAAAGAAAAGATATATTTTCAACGTATGGGATAGTGAAGGTGTGAGATATGAAGAACCTAAACTGAAGATGATGGGTATTGAAGCAGTAAAGTCATCAACTCCTGCACCTTGTCGTTTACTTATTAAGAATGCACTTAAGTTAATGATGAATGGAACAGAAGAAGACGTGATAGATTTTATTGATGAGTCCAGAAAACAATTTAAAAAACTACCACCAGAAGAGATTGCTTTTCCTCGTACTGCATCAAATGTGCAAAAGTACAAAGCACATTCTTCAATATATGAAAAGGGAACTCCTATACATATACGGGGTGCACTATTGTTTAATCATTATGTAAAGAAGAATAAGTTAGACAATAAATATTCACTCATCAGTAATGGAGAGAAAGTCAAATTTCTTTACCTACAAAAACCAAATATCATTCAAGAGAATGTAATATCATTCATTCAAGACTTTCCTAGAGAACTTGGACTTGAAAAGTATGTTGATTACGATTTACAATTCGATAAAAGTTTTGTCGAACCACTCAAAGCAATCCTCGATGCAATCGGGTGGAATGTTGAAAAAACTGTAAACTTAGAACTATTTTTTTCCTAATGGAATTACCTATTAATGATCAAGATTTAGATACAATTGTTAATGCTCTTGCACTTGGAGGGGATGCACGACTATATCATCTTTTGAAAGAAGTAAAGAAAGTAAGAGATGATAATCCTGACGGACCTTACAAAAAGATACTAAGAGACAAAGGAATAACTATTTGACCTTGACGAATTGAAATAAAAATAGTATAATAAAAATAAAATGGATTGTTGGCACTGTGGCACTGAACTCATCTGGGGTGGAGACCACGATTTGGAGGAAGAATTTTATGGCGAAGATCACGCATATGACTTCGTAACTAATTTATCTTGTCCAAAGTGCCAAGCCTATGTTGAAGTACATCATCGTAAAGAGGGTAAAGAATGGATTTCTTGAAAGAAATTGTAAAAGAGATTGGTGATGATTTTACCAAAGTAGCACAAGATATAGATGAAACAGAAAGATTCATTGATACAGGAAGTCATATCTTTAATTCGCTTGTTAGTGGTTCCATTTATGGTGGTGTTTCTAGTAATAAGATTACTGCCATCGCTGGTGAAAGCTCTACTGGAAAGACTTATTTTTCCTTGGCTGTTGTCAAAAACTTTTTGGATACTAACCCTGATGGTTACTGCCTTTATTTTGACACCGAGGCTGCTGTCAACAAAGGACTACTTGAGTCTCGTGGGGTTGACCTAACACGTACAGTTGTTGTAAATGTTGTAACAATTGAAGAGTTTCGTGGTAAAGCACTGAAGGCAGTAGATATATACTTAAAGACAGATGAAGAGAATCGCAAACCTTGTATGTTTGTATTAGATTCTTTAGGTATGCTTTCCACAGAGAAAGAAATCACGGATGCCCTAAACGATAAACAAGTCAGAGATATGACCAAATCTCAACTTGTTAAAGGAGCATTCAGAATGCTTACATTAAAACTTGGTCAAGCAAACATTCCACTTATCGTTACTAATCACACCTATGATGTTATCGGATCTTACGTCCCAACTAAAGAAATGGGAGGAGGCAGCGGTCTCAAGTATGCTGCATCTACAATCATCTATCTTACCAAGAAGAAAGAAAAAGACGGAAAAGATGTCATTGGAAACATTATCAAGGCAAAGACTCATAAGTCACGTTTAAGTAAAGAGAATAAAGAAGTTGAAGTTCGACTTTATTATGACGAAAGAGGACTCGACAAATACTATGGTCTTTTAGACTTAGGAGAAAAAGGCGGTCTCTGGAAAAATGTTGCGGGTAGATATGAGATGGATGGTAAGAAAGTATATGCTAAAGAAATATATAAAAATCCAGACAAATATTTTACAGATGATATAATGGAAAAGTTAGATAATATTGCAAAAGAAGAATATTCATATGGAACGAATTGAGACCACTATTCTTCGTAATCTAATTTTTGATGAAGAATACTCTAGAAAAGTTATTCCATTCATTCAACCAGATTACTTTGAGAACAAAACTGAAAAGATAATATTTGAAGAGACAACACAATTTATTGTCAAGTACGATGCTGCAATTACAGTTGAAGCACTCAATATTGAGATAGAAAATCGTACTGACTTAACAGAAACAGAAATCAAAGAGGCAAGAGAAGCTACAAAAACATTTGATGATGCACCAATAGATAATCAATGGTTGCTTGATTCAACCGAAAAATGGTGTCGTGATCGTGCTATATATTTGGCACTTATGGAGTCGATTGCATTAGCAGATGGACAAGATGACAAAAAAGGAAGGGATGCTATTCCTAGCATTCTCTCTGACGCTTTGGCTGTTTCTTTCGATAATCATGTAGGTCACGATTACTTAGAGGACTATGAAGAAAGATTTGAATCATATCACAGGAAAGAAAGTCGAATTAAATTTGACCTAGAACTCTTTAATAAAATTACAAAGGGAGGTCTCCCAAACAAAACGCTTAACATTGCACTTGCGGGGACTGGTGTTGGTAAATCTCTTTTTATGTGTCATCATGCTAGTTCTGTCCTTTTAGAAGGAAAAAATGTTCTATACATTACTCTTGAAATGGCAGAAGAAAAGATTGCAGAAAGAATCGATGCAAATCTTATGAATTTACCTATCCAAGAACTTTCTAATTTACCAAAAGAAATGTATGATAAGAAAGTTAAATCAATTCGTGATAAGACAACAGGTAAACTAATTGTCAAAGAGTATCCAACTGCATCTGCACATACAGGACACTTTAGACATCTGTTACAAGAACTTAATCTTAAAAAAGACTTTGTTCCAGATATCAACAGCAAGACCAATACAGTCAAACCCAGGGCCAACATTTCCTGTGCTTGCAGGGACTTCTAT